CAAAATTGAAGGTGAAGGAGACAACCGATGAACTTAAAATATTCAAAAGACGTAGTGAAAGACTACGATAAGCTAAGTGATGGCCGTCAAGAATACATCATAAAACGTGCTGAGAAGAAAGGTGTTGTCGTGACTGAATATCTCTTGGAGAAGTATGGCCAATGAACATCTTTTACGAGTGGGAAAAAAATCAAGATGATGTTGAAAATGAAATGAATGATCATCAAGAAATAGGGTTTTATACATACACCACAAAAATGCCGGATAAATCTAAGCCTGATATTGAACCTTGGGATGATTTTAATTATATCCATCTAGGTTCTAATAAAAGTGGATATAGTGGAGTTAATAGTTAAATGAATGAACTTGAAGAACTTAAAGAACATGTTCAAATGTTAAAAGATGAACATGCAACCTTTAGAGAGTTAGCTAAAACTTCTGCAATTGGTATCGAACAACTTTGGGAATTAGTAAGAGGCTTGCAAGGATTGCCTGTTCCTAATGGTGCAAATGATGTGGATTTGAGGGATTTAGTATGAACATTTTCTATCTAGATAAAAACCCTAAGATTGCCGCACAGATGATGTGTGACAAGCATGTGGTGAAGATGATACTAGAGAGCGCACAGATGCTCTGCACAGCGCACCGTGTCCTTGATGGTGATAAGTATGCTGAGAAGATGGGACTATACAAGTTGGCTCACAAGAACCACCCTAGTACCATTTGGGTTCGTTCCAGTGAGTTGAACTATCGGTGGTTGTGGGAACATTATGTTGCTCTAATGAATGAGTATACCTATCGTTATGGTAAAACACATGCTACATCCAAATTGCGTGATGCTTTAGATAAAACACCAAAGAATATGCCCCCTATACAACTCACCGATACTTTCACTGATCCACCACAATGTATGCCTGCATACTGCAAGGGTGATGATACAGTGAAAGCATATCAAACATACTATATAGTAGAGAAGTCAGGTTTTGCAAAGTGGACTAATCGAGTTCCACCAAAGTTTTTCATGGAGATGAATGATGACGAGGGAACCTCATTGGGACTACATGAGTCGGAGACTTAAAGAGGAAGATATGAAAGAATCTTTACATTCAGTATTAAGTGAAAGTCAAAAAATGGAACTTAATAAGATTTTTGATGATGCTAATAATTTAAATCTTTTAAAGCATCAAACAGAAGAATTGCAAGGACAACTACAAGCGGCTTATAAGAGAATAAAGATTCTAAATGAATCTGCCACTGAACAACGTGACAAAATTTTTAGGTTGGAAAAATTGGTTCCAGCAAAACAACTTGAATTTAATTTTTGACGGAGTATATATAATGACATCTCATAATGTATTTTCATACATTCCAGTTATGAAAACTGATTTTATTCTAAAGACCTCATTAGACAAAAAACTATGCAAAGCTCTATACGATGTATCACAAGATAAAATTGTCGATGATATTGAGGATAATCTAAGCAATGTGCGCCGGACAAATTGGGAACTTTTTGCAGATGGTGATGCTGCTCCATTGGTTGAAGAAGCAACGAATCATATGAATTTTTGTATTAGGACAAGGTTGAATTATCCTCATCCAAATCAAGACCAGCCAGGTTTCTTTGATAATAAAATGTTCTACTATTCCTTTGCAACATTTAATGCATGGGTGGCTCATTATACTGATGATAGTTTTGTGGAACCTCATTGCCATACTGAATATCCTGGCTTTTATTCTTGTTCTGCATACATATCAACAGGAGGAAAAGAAACAAGTTTATCCTTTATTTCAGATGAAGCCCCATCCTTTAATCAAAATAAATTAAAGATTCCATGTAAAGAGGGGGATATGTTGATTTTCCCATCCCATCTAGTGCATTATACAAATGATACTTTTGCGAATAGGTCTATATTCTCTGCAAATGTATATGCTGGATATAGTCCTAATATGATGAATCATGGAAATCCTTTGGCAGAATCTGATCCACTAAAATCAAAAATAGAGAACGGGGAAATATAATGCCGACATATACATTTTTTAATAAAGAATCTGGTATTGAATATGATGAAACAATGACAATGGCAGAGTATGATAAGTATATGGAAGATAATCTAAATATTGAGAGGGTTTTTCAACCAGTTGCTCTTGGTGGAGATAATATGATGGGTATTGGTCCTAAAACTGATTCTGCATTTAATGATATACTGGGAAGAATTGCAGATAACAATCCTGTATCTCCTATGGCTGACAAATTTGGAACTTCTAAGACTTCTGGTCATAGACGAGTGAAGGATGTTTTCAATAAAACTACAAAGAAATATAAAAATAAACTCGATAATGTAAATAAATAGTTAAGGTGCGGGCGAGAACATCACACTTCAGCACCGATGCACTGCATCCATGTAAGCTGGGAAGTCAATCCGCCTATGCACCAGAGGGGAGTAAGCGCTTACTCCCCTCGCATATATTGTAAAAATTAGGATAGAACATGGCTACTAAAAGAAACAAAGAAATTAGTACAAATAGTCTAGTTAATATTAAACCTATTACTGATAACCAAAAGGTAGTATTTTCCTCATGGAAAAAAAGTCAGAACCAATTTTTGTATGGTGCTGCTGGAACTGGTAAAACATTCATTTCTCTTTATCTTGCATTACAAGATGTGATGGATTTGAAACATCCTGCTGAAAAGGTTATTCTAGTTCGATCTCTTATTCCTACAAGAGAAATTGGTTTTCTGCCAGGTGATGAAGAGGACAAGGCTGCATTATATCAAGTACCATATCAGAATATGATTCAGTTCATGTTTGAAATGCCCAATGAGCAATCCTTTAATAATCTATACGACAAACTTAAATCACAGGGTTCATTATATTTTCTTTCAACTTCTTTTCTAAGGGGGTTGACATTTGATAACGCAATCATTATAGTAGATGAATGCCAGAATATGAATTTTCATGAATTGGATACGATTATTACAAGAGTTGGCCAAGAATCTAAAATTATTTTCTGTGGTGATTTTGCTCAATCAGATTTGCAGAGGACAAACGAGAAAAATGGTTTGCATGATTTTATGACTATTCTAGAAGAGATGAAAGAATTTAATTGCACAGAGTTCACTATTGGTGATATTGTTCGGTCTGGCTTTGTGCGAAGTTACCTAATTAATAAGACCAGAATGGGAATTGGATTGGAGTAAAAATTATGGAAATATCATTCAATACTAAAACAGCACTATCACTAATGTCATGCAATTTTGGTTTAGAGATTACTAAAGAACTTAATGATCATATCGAAAGTGTCGTTATACCGAAGAATATTGATGCATCTGGTAGTTTGGTTGGCCAAATAAATCGAAACGAGAACTCTTCTCAATTGATCTTCCCTCATGACGATGATGATGTGGGAGAAGAGTTTTCGGGATATCTGTGCAGATTAGCTAATCAATATATGGAATATGTAGAATCTGATGCTGTAACAGATGGGAGTGGAATGGTTAATAAGTCGGTAACAGGAGATGAAAAAACATATAACCCAAAGATAAAATCTATGTGGGTTAATCGTAGTTATGAGGGGGATTATAATCCAGAACATGACCACCCTTCCGATGCAGACGTTGGATTATCATGCATAATGTATTTAACTGTGCCAATGGGAATTTCTGCCGGTAGTGACGGTGGCCACGGTACATCTCTTACTGGTGCTACTGGTTTGGTTGATGGATATACTCGTTTCTCTTGGGGTCATAACAGCACCACCGATATGAAAAAATTGAAACCCAGCACACAACAATATATTAAACCAGAAGTAGGACAGTTTATTATGTTCCCATCTTGGTTACATCACAGTGTTTTGCCTTTCTTCGGCGAAGGCGAACGCAGAAGTTTCTCGGCTAACATAAACATGTATCCAGCAGGAGAATAAAAAAATGGACATTGAAAAACTTAGAGAACAATTGGAAGTGGATGAAGGATGTGAGTATAAGATTTATAATGACCATCTTGGTTACGCTACTTTTGGTATCGGTCATCTTGTTACGGAATCTGACCCAGAAAAATCCCTTGACTTGGGGTCCGCCGTTTCTTCTGAGCGAGTCGCTGAAGCCTTCGAGTCGGATATCCAAAGCGTCTTGCAAGACTGCAACACCCTTTACCCAGACTTTGACGATTTGCCAGAAGAAGCTCAACAAGTGATTGCGAATATGATGTTTAATCTTGGGCGTCCAAGACTATCCAAGTTTGCAGGAATGAAACGTGGTGTGGATGCAAGGGATTGGAATCAGGCAGCAGATGAGATGGTTGATTCGACGTGGTATCGTCAAGTAACAAATAGAGCAGATCGTTTAGTAGAAAGAATTAGAGTATTAGCATAATGGAACCTCAAATGTTTAGGCATGAGCGAATTTCTCTACCAGAAATTAAGGCAAAAACTACTAATGGTGTTCGTCTATATGAAACACCAGAGGGCAACAAGTATCCATCCATCACTACTGTTCTATCAGTCCGTAATAAGCAAGGACTATTTGAGTGGCGTAAGCGTGTTGGTGAGGATGTTGCTAATCACATTGCAAGAACTGCTGCTGCAAGAGGTACGAAGGTTCATGCTATGTGTGAAGATTACCTCAACAATATGCACCTTGACTGGCCTGATAAGTGGGAGGAGCATAAGAAACACTTTCTTCCTATGTGTTTATTTAACCAACTTAAAGAAAAAGCTCTTTGTCATATAAATAATATATATGCTCAAGAGTGTGGTTTATGGAGCGATAAATATAAAATTGCTGGTCGGGCTGATTGTATTGGTCAGTATAAAGGTGTTCTATCAATTATAGATTTTAAGACCTCAACAAGAGAACGAACAGACGATTGGAATGAGAGCTACTATATCCAAGGTTCGGCATATGCAGAAATGTTTGGTGAGAGAACGGGCATAAGGGTTACTCAGGTGGTAATTCTTGTTGTCACTGAGGATGGGACAGTCCAAGAGTTTGTGAAAGAGAAGCATGATTATCTTCCTTTGCTCACCGAAACGATTGCAGAATGGAGAAGGAAAAATGAAGTATCTACTGACGGCACTAATATGTCTGCTGGTATGCATTCCTAATGCGGCATCAGCAGATACTAATAAAGTATGGACAAAGGGTGATACAATTGTAACAGTAACTATTTGTATAAGTGAAGAATCAATTTTGAAAATGGTGAAGGCTGATACAGTAAGTGAAGAAGAAGTTCTTGCAAGAATGTATGCTCTTACAAGATTAAACCATTGTGTAAGTCTTCCTACACCTCTACCATTTTATGTCAGGTCGCTTCTTGTAGGATATAAAGATTTTGCACAGAGGGATAGTGTGGTGTTATCCGTAGCAAAAGTAACTGAACCAGATGAACATGTTGGATTTGTTCTTGCTGAAGGAACATACGAAAATGACAAAGGTATTTGAAAAAAGGTATTGACTTTTCCCTAA